TTCTGCGATGCTAAGACAATATGGACACGTTCTATTTCCCGTTCCATTGTTAATTCTATCGATGCACTCATTGTAAAATCTTGTTTCTAATTTGTAATTCATTTTAAGGTAATCGGTGTAATTCTTGACCAAATGCAGTACCGAACTGTGATCACGATTTATAAACACTCCAATGCGTGACAGTTGCTTATTAAGATGCATCCTGCAAATGTAACAGAACAATGCCCTTGCAGTTACGATGTCTCGGTGACGTTTACTGCTTACAATGTCTGCGGCTAATACGTTGGTCACAGAAGCCACCATACGGCACACCTCTTCCATTTCAACGTCAAACTTAGGCAACCTTATAGGTTGGTTAATTTCTGCTCTTAAATCGTCCATTTGATTCATGAGTTTTTGAATCTTTGCATCGTGCGTTAATTTTAAACGCTCATGCTGTGATTTTAATTTGATGTATTCGTATCTGTAGTCCATAGTTATATATTTTCTCTGTATCTTGTTAATCCCCCTATAAAATGGCAAGGTATGTCGCACAACCTTCCGTGTCTATTCTTTGCAATTATTACAACTGCATCCTCAACATCGGGCTTGATATCCTCGTAATAACTCGGTCTAAATGGAAATAGCACTACATCTGCGTCTTGTTCAATCTGACCGCTCTCTTTTAACTCGGTTAGTTCTGGTCGTGCGTTCTTCCCGTCACGATTTAACTGAGCCAATGCAATTACCGTGATGCCCAACTCTCTTGCAAAGTTTTTAAGGGCAGTTGAAGCCAATCCTACATTCGTTCTTAAATCCCTTCCCCCTGCGTCCAATTTCTGCAAATAGTCAATTACTACCACGTCAACTCCGTACTTCGCTCTATGAACCTTTAAAAGCGAAATTATGTTGAACACGTTGTTATCCTTTGTGTCTATGACATGAAAGTCACTTCGGTTGTAAATTGAGTTTGCTACCATCTCTATATCGCTTACAGATAGTTTAGCGTTACGAACTTTGGTGTTCTCAATTCCGCTGATATCTGCAATGACACGCTCGGCTAATTCATCAGCACTCATCTCTATTGAGACAAATACATACTTTGCAAATGGGCTTCCGTCAATACAGAAGTTTAAACCTAATGCAGATTTACCCATTCCCGGTCTTCCACCGACTACAACTAAGTTACCTTTATTCCATCCACCCATATATTTATCTAAACTAAGCCATCCCGTTTGAAGTCCTTTCATGTGGTTGCCAGTCTTGACACGTTGCTCTATCTCATCTAATTTATGCCCCATGATTGAAGACATGGTATGGATTTCATTTTTACTTTTTACACGGCTATTGTGATTGATGCTTTCTAAATGCGTCTGAATTTCGTGTAAATCCCAATCGCTTTTTACTTTGCTAAGTTCTTCAAGTAAGTATTTCTTTGAATACTCAACTTCCATGATGAGCAACTCCTTTTCAATCGTTACATCGGTCACATAACCATTCGCCAATTTTGCTATGTCGTATGCTCTGTCTTTGTAGTAACTGTATAAAGTGTGCATTCCGATAGGTTCATTGTTATTGAACATATCCTGCATGGTTTTAACTATGCTTTGATGCCAACCTGTAAACCATTCAGGTTTAACTCTTGGCAAAAATGTCTTGGCTTTGTCGCTCATCAAGAAACAAGCGAGAATATTATTTTCAATCATCGTTTAAAGTTGCTCTGTTTTTAATGGTAAATGGTTGTGAAGGTGCTGATTTCAATTCGTCTTGCCATCTCTTACCATTTAGGTAAGTAGAAAAGTATGGCTGAAATTGTTTGTCGCTATATTGTTTTACGAATAAAGGTATATTTTTTCTAATCTCATCGTATAAATTTGTAGGTATATTTTTAAATGCTTTCTCTGCATTTTCTTTTGCTTTCTTTTTACCATACAATTCCCATAACTCATCAAATACAATCTGTTTGTTTATTGTTTCTTTTGTTAAATTATTACTTTCTATATTCTTTACTTTATTAATAGACGGGTTTTCGGACTCCCCAATATTCAGTAAGTCCGAGATTTGGTCTGTTCGTTCTTCAGGCAATACTGGTTCTTCATATACAATGTGATTCCAACCTTTGACTAAATTTGTTTCTGAGTCAATCATTCTAACAGAAATAATGTATCCCTTTTCAATCAGTCCTTTCCAATGCTTATTGAACTGTTCACGACCCATATTCATATCCTTCCAAATCAAACCTTTGTAAACTACCCAATTTTCAGGCAATGATAATAGATGAACTAAGATGCTTTTTTCTTGAGCAGTCAAAGTTCTGCTTTGCAAAATATCATTATTTATAGCCGTGTATTTTGACTTACCATTCTTTCGGCTTCTTAAAATCTGTCCAGTGTTTTGCATAATAAAAAAAGCCCATACAAGTTAGATGTGTAGTGCCACCTAACCTATACAGGCAAATATCTTTTAACATAACCGCCACTACTCGGTTGTTTTAATACTCTACAAATATAATACTTTTAAATCATTTGTCAAGTAAAAAATTAAAGGTGGCTACCGTGCAAAGTAAAACCACCTTTAGCAAAAATACTCTACAAATATACTATTTATTTTTAATTAGTTGTTCTTTTTTGAATAATCTTTTTCTGACTAATTCGGTAATTGTACATTCGTTATTAAACGCTTGTCTGTCCAAATCATTTTTTTCCATTTGTGTGATTCTAATTTTCAAAACATAAGGCTTAGTTTTACCTTCTACTTTATCGTATTTCATATTAATAAGTATCTTTTAATTCTTGTAATTGTTCTTCCATCAAATTTTGCTTAGCAATTTCAATTGTTGCCAAGAGATATTCTTCTCCGTATGCTTTAATAATCTGAGCAATCAAAAATGATATTGGTGCAAATGACATATTTTTATTAGTATTGCCAGTCGATAATACTCCAAATTTTTCTTCATCTGACATATTGGTATAGTCGTACATCATACAAAAATAAATTACATCATCAGGATAATTGCCTATATGGTTACTTGTTATTCTTGCGATTTCTTCAATTGAATTTTGATGCTTCTTGTTTTTATTCCATTGTATCTTTTTCATATTAATCTTTATTTTCCAACTGCATAAATCCAGTCGTTTGATTGGTACCCATTGCTCGTAAAAATTGCACCTCTACTTTTGCAGAATTTACAATCACATCCGCTACTTGACATATTACTTGTGCTTTGTCTACTTCTATTTCTCCATCTTTTAGCATTTCTAATGTTTCAAATAGATGGTTGCGTAGGTCTTCTATTTTGTTTCTTGGCATTTGTTACCTCCGTATGTTTCGTTGTAATACTGTTCAAATTTCATTTCCCAATCATCTTTAAATAAAAAAGAATCATCCCAAGTATTCTCGTGTTGCTCCTTCTCCATTTTTTTGGCTTGTTTGTGCAGTTTTACCATTTGTAACTCCCAATTTCTTTGGCTTATTCTTTTATTTGCCAGTTGGAGTGTAATGCCCAAAGTTTCTTTGAACAACCATTCTACTGCCGTTTGTTGTCTATTGTTGCTCATAATTTCTGTTTTTTGTTTGTCATAATTTTCGTTTTATTTTTCTTAGTAATTTTATTGTTTCTTTTAACTCTTCTGGTAACTTGTTGTGCGGTGTCATTCCCTTTTTGAATTGCGTTTGCTTACCTCCATATTCGCTACCTAATTTCAACCCTTTATTCCAAGTTTGGTGTCCTTTTTGAAATCGTGTAGCCGTATTGTTTGGATAAGGGCAGTTATCAGAACGCCAATTAGAAGGTCTATTTATTTTAAGATGCCTTGCCTTATCGTATATCTGTGTCTTTTTCTTACCAAAGTAACTACACAACTCATGAATTGAATGAGTGTTGTACATCTCACGGAAGGTATCCACCTCCGTTTGTGTCCAATGTTTTCCCATATCCTAAATCTAATTGAACCTCTAACTGTTTACGTTGCTTGTCTTCCCATCGCTTACCTCTAAATTGTGGACGCTCCATCTGTAGTTTACGCCTTAACCTGGTAATCGTTTGCGCATCTGTCAAATCTGTAAAACTATACGCTAAAAAGAAGTCAGATAAATCCATGTTTGATGGGTTGCGTCCAATGTCTAAGAGTTGTTGTTGCCAGTAATAAACGCATAGCATTCTGTCATTGTCTCTTGTTTCGGGGTATTGCAATAGTATTGCCGCCACCCTTTGTATTGTTAATTCGTTCATTTGTTACCTCCGTATGTTTCGTTAAAATATCCATCTCCATTTTGTGCAATAAATCCAGTTTTGTCTTCATCTAATTGAATGTTTTCAATAGTATGATTTACTGCTTTTACTATCTGGTCCTTTTCAACTGCCAAATATTTGTGGCAAGTGTTTACAAATTCACGCCCTCCTGCAGTGTACACATTTAATAAGTTAGGGTACAACTCATTTAGTTCTGTCATTAATTGCTGTATTGCCGTTTTTTGTTTGTTGCTCATAATTTCTGTTTTTTGATAATCAAATTGTTTTGATGCTCATAGTTCTACTTTCCCCCTATAAAAGCGTTTAGGTTTGATCAGAGCAGGACGCTCCGCTTCGTTTACATAACGTGGCTGATCGTGTTTCATCTTCCACCACTCTCTAATAATTTTCGCAATTATCCAACATACAGTGAAGATAATTACTACTGGGATTGCTATAATAATTGGTAGTTCCATGTCACAAATATACAAATAGTTTTTTAATATGCAAATTTATTTTTCTTTTTAGTGTAAAATAGTTTGAAATAACTCCCAAGCCGCTTCCAACTTTTCGTCTATCTCATCCTTTACAAGGTGCGCTTCTATCTCCGCAACGTGTAACTGTTTGTTTAAAGGCATTCGTGGGTCGTATGAAACAAAGTATCCCTTATCTAAATCAGCCGCTATCATGCCAAGTTGCATTTGCCAATAGTATTCAGGGTGAATGGATAGCAAACTATCTGCATCGGTGATGTTAAAGTTCTTTAGGTGAATGCCAGAATTATACGGGCACTTGATTTCAAGGATGGCTGATTCGCTTAACCCGTCGGGTGAATACCCTGAGTAATTACCATACGGAATGAATACATACGTTTCGCCACCATAATAGGTAAACTTTTCAAAGGTGCTTCTTTCAAACATTGCGAACGCATCTGCTTCGTATTGTTTGCCGTGTTCCAACGCATCCCCGAAAATAGGTTTGCTAATCCCGGTTAAAATCTCAGCCGCCTTTTCATATACAAATGTTTCGGCAGTTTTACTGAGCAACCCACCTGATCGTGAGTTGCCCATTAGTTTGTGAATAACAGAAGCCGTGAACCTATTCGTTCTGGCTTGTTGCCATTGCTCTTCGTTTTGTGTCAAAATTATTTCCATTTTATATATATTTAAATCTTTGATTCTTGTATTTAAAAAATATTTGTCCATGAGCCCGAGAATAACTATAATTAGTTTTTCTACATGCTTCTGATAATGAATCATAAAAAATTCCTGTGTGTAAATCTATTACATTTTTATTGGCATATGAATGTTTCCTTAATCCAATTTTAAATGCGTGATTAGTATTTTCATTAGGTGTAGCCCATTCTAAATTTGTCACATGGTTATTTAATTTATTTCCGTCAATATGATTAACTTGTGGTTTATTAAACGGGTTATTTATAAAAGATTTGGCTACTAATCTATGAATACTTATTGTTTTTACTTTTCCTTGACTACTAAGATTAATCAATTCATAACCACTCTTACAACCTGTAAGAAGTATTTTTTGAGTTTTTACATTTCTAACTTTTCCGTTTTCGGATACTTCATAAAGCCCTTCGTAACCTACGACTGGCTTCCATAATGTGTTTGTTTCTTTCATTTTGGCATAAAAAAACCCGCATCAAATAGATGTGTGGTAGTCCATCTATTCAACACGGGCAAATATCTTTAAACATAATCGCTACCACACGATTGTTTGACAAAACAAATATAATCAATATTTGACTAATTCCCAATTATTTTGAATCATTCATTTAGTTGTTTCTAAAACTACTTTGTGGTCATCTGAAATTATAAACTTGGCTTCTATGTCCTTAACGCTTCCGCCACCTTTGATGTGGTCAACTGCTTTACCCCATAGTGGATGCTTAGGAGTTAACACTTCCTTAGCCGTAGTTACTTTGTGTCCACTTGCCTCGTTACCATCGTCATCGATTTGACTTAAATTAAATATACCTGCAAGAGCATAACGACGTGCATAGGTCAATGAAGAACCGTACTGCTGAGGGTTACTCGCATCCTTCATGCGTAGAACTTGTTCGCTCTGCATAAATTCACCGCTCTCAGCGTGGTAGATGGTAGTAACCAAAACGTCATCGTGTGGATGCTGAGTGACGAATAATCCGCACTCTTGCAGTGCCGGGTTGATAACATCTAATATACTTGATAGGTCAGCATAGTTAGATTTAAAGTGTGGGTTCTTTGCGCTCTTCTTTACGCTGGTAACTTTACCCTGAAATTCAAACAAGGCCTTCGTTAGGTTAATGATTTTCTCTGATGTTTTCATATTTGTGATGTTTGATAATTTGTTGTTTGTACGCCTTCGTCGTCTGCCTCATTTGCTTTTATAGACAAAGTTTTTCTGCCATTATTTTCTTTTACCCAAGCGACAATTTTATAATTTTGTCCGTTAATTTTTAAGTACCCTCCATAATCAGGAGAACTTTCTGTTTTTTTTATAGGAAATGGATTTAAATGTCCACTACCTTCTTGTAATGATTTTAAATATTTGTGTGTTTTCATTTGTATATCTTTGTTTGTTTATCGGTAACTATTACAATCTCATGCGGCATCATTTTGTAGTAGTAGATAAGGTCAAGAATGACATCGTACTTGTCGTCGTTATCTAAAAATGCAAAATTGATAAAGCGTCTGTTTTCTATGCGGTCATGCATAACGGCATTTTCAAAATCATCGCCAAAAATGTTGTATGCTTTGTCCTCCATTTCAGCACGATCAAAATACATAGAGCAAAAAGGGTACTCCACGACTAAGGTGTCGCCCTCTACGAAAATTTGGCAATCAACTTGCATTGTTAATGTCCTCCATTGCTGCCGTTAAAACTGTCATTGCCTTAGGGTTGACAATATCTCCCTCTAAATACTTTCTTACGGTAGGCATAGATACCCCCGTCTTTTCAGATACACGCTTAATGATGCCGTGCTTCTTTTTGGTTTTAATTAAGTAAATGATTTCTTGTAATTCCATAGCACAAATATAGAATTACTTTCTTAAATAGAAAATATTTTTTACATATTGCAAAGATTATTGCAATACAATGACAAATAAAGTTAAGGTGATTTTAATGAATCCGCAATATACTGACCGATTCTGCGACCTAATTCCTGAGTAGTGACCTTAGATAAGGAAGGAACGACAAATGGTTGCTTACGCGTTCCCTTCGCTGATATCTTTTTTGCTATGACAAAGGCAAGTGATTTAGTTGCTGCTATACGATCAGGACTCTGCGCTATTTTAGATTGAAGGGATTTCTTGTTTTGAATCCATTCATAGATATTTTTAATAGGTGGCATCTTACCTGCACTCCTTCCATTCTCAACATACTGCCAATAGTCTTCCATCTCAATAACCAAATTATAACCGTTTGGCTTAGTGGATATTTTTTGATTGATTGATTGAGACAGAGAACTGGATGCGTTCGTTTTATTTACACGCAGTTTGATTTGCATTTCAGACATGAGTTGATTGCCCCAATTCTGAACAATGCGCATAATCCCATCGTCGTTAGACGGGTTAAAATCGCTATACGCTTGACCTATCTTATCTAAACTATCTAAATTTGCCACTTAGATTTTTGTTTGCGTATAAGACAAAATCATCTAATCGGTTAAGCCAACCCTTCCCGAATACGTTAAAGTCCCTTAGAGTGCGCAAAAATGCCCTTCTATGTGCGTTTAAAGACTCAAATACTAAACGTTCTCCTTTGTCTTGGATTAATTTGTTTATAGCGTTCACAGTTTGATTCCCGAACTTACCATCTACAACAATGTTAAACCCTTCTGAATTTAACCACCTTTGAATTTGTCTGGTGCTTCCTGCAACACCTGAACCCCAAGCGAAATCAGTCACATATTCTGCTAATATTTGAGACGAAATCAAATCGGCTTTTACTGCATTCCAATAGATTTTATATACCCCTCTGAAGTCATCATGTGTCATGCGGTAAAATCGGTTAATTGATTCCTGAGATGACCCATATATTGATTTGAATACGCGCCATGTAATACCTTTGTTTGTGTGGTAGCCACTACCATCGGGAACGGGATGTTTAGAAGCGCTATCTCGTTCGTGTTTTGATAGACCGCCTTCCCATTTAAGGATGTAGTCTAAATTTGCTTTACTTAGTTCTGCCATTTTCAATGTGTTTAATAAGTCGATTGATGTACCACTCTGCTTTTCTGAGGTCTTCCACGCCATTTTTACGATCAAAACGAATGCAATACTTGAGAATATTGCCCTGCAAATACCCTTTAAATCCTTCATAACTCATGCTTGATTTGATGCAGTCGATTGCCTCAACCTCGCCTTGATAGTGTGGTGGTTTATTTACTGCATCCATAATACTTTAAATTCTTCAAATGGCAAATCTATGTAAAAAACATGAGAACCAACACAATACACTTGAGTTAATTCGTAAAATTGTGACGCTCCAATTACTTGACTCAGATCTAAAACGCCACTTTCTTGTATTTCCACCTCGTCAAATTGACCCTCTAATCCTAACTTTTGGTAAATCGGATCAACATTTTCTTCTCTAAATATATAGTTAACTTCTATTTTCATAATGTTTTGTACGTCAATGCGTTAATCACATGATAGTCCTGATTGTTTTTTGACACTCTTTCAGGGTGCAATTCTAACCATCTACCTCCTAATGCCTTCGGTGGTGCGCCTCTTTCAACGTGCCAACCGCCTTTACCTTCGTTGTATTCCTCTTTATAGGTCGGAGTTCTAACCATAAGTATTTCTTTTAACTCTACCTTGTTACTGCTATTGATTCGCTCTATGGTGTAACTTAATTCATGGTCTTCGTGAACGTGACCCATCCACACCATATCTGCTCCTTCAATCATGGTAGACATTCTATTGAATTGTATCGTTCCCTTTGTAACTAATCCACCTCCACCGCTTCCGTGAAAGTATTTTATTCGGTAGGACTTTTTAGAATTTTGTCTGATAAATGTGTACACTATCCATCCACCATAACCGCCTACTTGTACGTTGGTGTTATTGGCTGAATTTAAACCGAATACAAATCTATCAATAACATCTGTTTCTTGACGTTTTAAAATGTTGGTTTCATGGTTGCCATAGCCTATAACTTTAATAAGATGAGCATAAGGAGAAAACCATTCAATAGCATCGTTTATAACGGCATCTAAATAGTTTGCTTTGTTGTGTTCAGGTCTAATGTCTGATTTACTTTTGCGTGGGTCATATGCCCCTTGCATTAAACAAAAGGTATCACCATTAAGCAGTACGTCTGCTCCGATTTCTTTTGCTTGTTCAAGGTGCTTTCGCAGTAAGTTACGATCACATTTTGGGTTATCCCAGTGAACGTCTGAGATGAGTAATACCTTTTTAGGTTGCCATTCGTTAAGGAAGACGTGTACATTGTTTTTCATAGTATTAATGCAATGCTGACAAATGCCAACACTGCGCTTATTGTTTGATAGGTTGATTTAGTTTTGTTTAGTTTCGTGTTTTGATTGGTCAAGACCTGAATCATGCTATCTTGACGATGTATTAATTTGCCGTCATTATCTGCCAAAACTTGATATAATGATTGCTTTTGGCGACATTCATGCAACTCTAAAAGGCGTTCATTTATTTCCCTTATCGTGCTTTCTGAGAATTGACAAGATGCTCTCTGTGGTGTTAGCACTACTAATGCTATCACTATATATTTTGCGTAATGAATCAACGTGCTTTTCAACTTCATAGATTTCTCTAATTATTATTAAACGTGTCGTATCACGTTGGTATGTCGCAGTAGGATTCGAGGTAGGGCGTATTGATAACAAAATCAATACCATGACCAGCCACAACGTCAGTTTTTGAGTCATAGAAGGGTTCTGCTTGTCCATTTATGTTTATATCAAAATCGGTTTCAGTCACATTTCTTTTAAGTAGTGTGACAATATCTATTATAATTCCTGCGGTGTCTGATAGCACTTCAATAGTGTTTGAACTGCTTTCAAATTGCCTATCCATTACCAGCATAGCAAAGTTGTAACTCACTAAGCGCTGATCTGAATTAAATGTAAATCCATTCGGGACAAGCCATACTAAAGGGTAAAACTTCACCTCATCAACGGCAAAGTCAAACTCAGCACCTACTGCGAACTTGCCTACCATCTTGTGGCTTTCCACCTGCGCTCTTATCTTGGCTATTATTTGGTTTAGTGTCATATAGTTTTAATAGTTTGGCTTCGTTTTTTAATCGCCATTTATTCTTCTGGGAAGTCATAGTTAATAAAGCAATCGTCTATACTACCGGGCAAATACATACCCCCTAAGAAAGCGGTGTTCTTAGGTTTGATAACGTCAAATCCACTACCGGGATTCAAGAATTTAGGATACTTCGTCGAATTTTCTCTTAAGTAATCGCGCAATCTTTCAGCGTAATACTCAGCTTTATCCCTATACCTCTGCTCAATCAATGTAAGTTCAGCCGTGCTTATCGGTGTGGCGTTCTCAGAGTTGCGAGATGCTACCGATTTATTCATAAACTTGAATGTCAAAGGAAGCATTGATTCAGTCAACGTATAGTATTTAAGACATGGTGCAATGTAACTATCTAACAGAGTTGTATTGTCAGTTGTCAATGTGCCGTTGTAGGCTTGGTCTTGCAATTCGTTGTAAATGCCCGAACCAATGACATCACGGATATAAATTTCCTGCGCTTCTTTGATAGCACCTTTCAGTAACTTGTCATCTAAGTTTTCGTTTAAAGGTGTGTTATCCTTTAAATATGTAACGGATACGAAATATACAAAATTAACCATTGATTTTTCTTCTTAAAAGTTGTGGTTGCCAAATGTGTCGGCAGTAAGGTAAGTGAACTGCAGGTGATGAATTCTTAACTGTCATCCAACCGCCTCTGCGCTTCCATGCCGAATAGCCAGGATCGTTATATTCACGAGCAAGTATTAAAGAGATTTGGTCTATGTCCTCACGAGTGTAAACTCTATTTAATGCGATTAACCTACGGCAAAAATCCCTTGAAGTTGGAATGATATCTGAACCACTTATGCCTGGTGCTTTGTCGTATTTCCACATCGTTACGATTTCAGTTTGAACGCCACTATTATCTAAGGCATCTACTCCATCGGGTTGAATTTCAAATACATTGTCCGTGTATGAAAGCAAACCCCTTTGAATCATGCTATCAACTTGGGCTTGTATTTCGGCAATCGGCTTGTTGATGTTATTGGCAAGGTCTTGAATAGTTATCCCTTTGTTAGAATAAATCCACTGCAAAATCATCGTTTGCAATGCGTCACCAAATTTCATTGGTACGCTTTCAAAGTTATCGGCATCCTCTCCAAATTGCGTGAATACTTCAAGGTCTTTGTCGTCATCCCATCCAAAAGGATTTTGACAACATGACGGGCTACTTGGAGTGTGTGCAGACATCTGAACACTATCGCTCATTCCTAATTCTCTTCTTGCCTCCGCTTGACTAATGATTCCCTTTTCAAATAAAGTAACGTAGTCTAAACCGATAGGAGGTCTATTCTTAGTTTTTAACTTAACGGGTGCAATGTACTTAAAAATAGACGTTAAGCATCTGTCAAGTTGATTCTGTCTTGGCTCAATGTATGAAGTTTGAAATGCTTCGTATGCTTCTATCAGTTCGTTTCTGCCACCTAATTGCCCCTCTGTTTTAATTCCAAATAGCATGGGTGATGTTACCCTATGCGCCATCAATATCTCTTCTTGTACGGTCTTATTTAGAATGTCAAATTGTTTGTCAAAGTCCGAAGGTGCAAGGTTGTTAACTTGTGAAGGCGTTTCATTTGGATCATTAAACTGAATTATAATGCTCCCTGCATTACTTGTACCGCTGA